GAGAAAAATATTTTTTATTTTTGCGAGACCACGAGTTCGCACACAGTTGGGCACCATCCACTGAAACAGAAAATTTAATGATCGATCATATGTTCGATTATCAGACTTTTTGTAAAAGATTAGATTCCATGCACATCTTGGTCGATGACTTTTATACGGTGTGGCAACAATGGTACCAGTCTAATCAAGTTTATATCGCTCCTGTGACACAGGCAAAAAGTGTGATACAGAGTCTAAAACAAAAACAGTCGCGGAGCTTAGACGAGTTCAATACTCTGTGGTCCCAGGCAGTGCTTTATTATTTTTTATTTGTAGAATTTGGTCATGAAGTTCCTCACAACGATTATGCGGAGTTTTTTTCCGGAACCGATCAGATCAACGAGTGGTTAGATCTATGAACTTGCTCACGATAGCCGATGGGTTTGGAGACAGTGTCGCGGTTCCGCCCTGGTATCCGCAATATATCAAATGGCCAGAGATAATCAGACTGATGACCCGAGGGTTGATCTTGACCAATCTGTCAAGATATGGTGCCGGCAATGAGTACATTGTGCAGTGTCTGACACACAACCTGCAAAACCAAGATTCGGTGCTGATACAGTCGGCCATACCCAATCGATTGGATCTGACCCTATCGCACGCCGCTGAACACACTGAATTCTGGCAAAAACAAATCGCCAGTGATCCTGTTTACAATAATAATGTTGTCCGTGTCGGCCCCGACCAGATATGGATAAGCAGTGCATCAACTTTGGATCCTGTAAGAGAATATCATGAGAAATTCATTGGCCTCAGACAACATCAATCTCGATCGCAAATTTATATTGATTATGCTACGTTGTTATTGCAAAATATTCCGTACGGGTTCCTGTTGACAACAAATAGCCAATATCTCAATGGGACCGTAAAAGATGACAACTGGTACTGGCACGAAAAATTTTGCGGTATGTGTGAATTCAGGAGTCACAGCAAATATGCTGAACTAGATTTAAAATTAGTCCAACCTATACCACTGATACAGTTTGATTTTATCAGGCAATTTATACAACCAAGATTTGACCTTCCGTGGAGAAGCGAAAGAGATATCCAAGCAGTAGAATCTATGTTGTATAGAAACTACAAAGAATCCGTGACAAACAAACCACGATGATACAAATCCGAGACCTCACAGTCAAAAACTTTATGTCGGTAGGTAATGCCACGCAGGCCATCAATTTTGACCGTAGAGATCTCACCTTGGTGCTGGGGGAAAATCTAGATCTCGGCGGCGACGGTAGTCGTAATGGCACAGGCAAGACAACCATCATCAATGCCCTGAGCTATGCCTTGTACGGACAAGCACTAACCAACATCCGCCGAGACAATCTTGTAAACAAGACCAATGGCAAGAACATGCTGGTGAGCCTGGACTTCTCCGTGAATGGCCTGGACTATCGCGTGGAGAGAGGTCGCAAGCCCAATCTCTTGAAGTTCTATGTGAACTCAGAAGAAAAAGCCGCCACCGATGATGCGCAGGGCGACAGCCGGGAGACCCAGGACGCCATAGAATCAGTGCTGGGCATGACTCACGACATGTTTCGGCACATCCTGGCCTTGAACACTTACACCGAACCATTCTTGGCGCTCAAGGCCAATGACCAGCGCGTGATCATCGAACAGCTCCTGGGCATCACCCTGCTATCAGAGCGTGCAGAACGCATCAAAGAACTGAACCGGGCCACCAAAGACGCTATTTCACAAGAAGAGATGCGTATCCGTGCTGTGCAAGAGGCCAACAAGCGTATCGAAGAACAGATAGAGAGTTTGAAAAAACGTCGAGATCTATGGAATAAAAAACAACAAGAAGACGTCAAAGGATTTGCGGATGCTATCTTGGCCCTGGAACATATCGACATCGAAGCTGAAGTGCAAGCGCACCGAGATCTGGAAGCCTATCACGCCCAAAAGAAACAGATTGACGAACACCAGAGATGGGTCCGGCAGATCGATCAAGGTGATTCAAAACTAGAAAAAGACAGCGCCAAACTCAAGAGAGACATCGATGCGCTGAAAGAGCATCGATGCCATGCCTGTGGACAAGAACTGCATGATAGTAGACAAGACGAGATCTTGGCAGAGAAGCAGAAGAATCTCCAAGAGATCGCTTTGCAATTATTAACCAACGAAACACAACGAGTAGAACATCTCAATGAACTAGACGACCTCGGCACACTGGGCACGGCACCCGCTGTGTTCTATGACGATCTCGAGCAGGCGCTGAATCACCGGAATAGCCTCGATGGATTGAAAAAAGATCTCGCTAATAGATCAGCCGAAACAGATCCTTATACTGAACAGATAGATGACATGCGTGGGCAGGCTCTGCAGGAAGTTACTTATGACACAGTAAACGGACTCACTAGAATATTCGAACACCAAGACTTCTTGCTCAAACTGCTGACCAACAAAGATTCATTTGTGCGCAAGAAGATCATCGAGCAGAATCTTTCCTATCTCAATGCACGTCTCACCCACTATCTGGATCGCATTGGCTTACCGCACTCGGTGATATTCCAGAACGATCTCTCAGTGGAGATCACGGAACTGGGCAGAGATCTGGACTTCGACAATCTCTCGCGTGGTGAACGCAATCGCTTGATCCTGTCAATGTCATGGGCATTCCGTGATGTGTGGGAGAGCCTGTATAGTCCCATCAACGTGCTTTTCATCGACGAGCTCGTGGATTCTGGCATGGACACGCAGGGCGTGGAAAACAGCCTGGCCTTGCTGAAAAAAATGAGCAGAGAAAGGAACAAATCGATCTGGTTAGTCAGTCACAGAGATGAGCTGGCGGGACGTGTAGAAAACATCCTAAGAGTGATCAAAGAAAACGGCTTCACTTCATACAACACGGATGTAGAGATCACATGATAGCCTGGGATCATTGGCATATCGAACCTTCTAGCATCTGTGCCCTACGCTGTTCTAGGTGTCCAAGGATCGAAGTCTCTGAAAGCCTGCTCAATCGTCAGCTCACTTTGGATTTTTTTCAAAATCAGATAGGTGCCAGTGTGGTCAAACAGATACGCAAGATCACTTTTTGTGGTAACGATGGAGATCCTATCTATTGCCGCGAACTGGCAGAGATCTGCAGTTGGCTCAAAACAGTCAACCCTAGGATATGCCTGGTTATCATTACCAACGGCAGCCATAAACCAGTGTCTTGGTGGCACAGGCTGGGAGAGATATTGGATCATCAGGATGAAATCAACTGGAGCATCGACGGTTGGGATCAGATCAGCAATGAACAATATCGCGTGAACTCAGATTGGTCCAGCATCATGCAAGGAATAAAATCTTTCGCCGAAAGCAATGCTGGTCAGACCTATCGCACATGGGCTGCTATCGCATTCCGCTTCAACCAAGATCATCTGGACCACATGCAGAGATCAGCACAGGTGCTGGGCATGGATCTGTTCCAACTGACCAAGAGCACTAAATTTGGTAGCCATTATCCTGAAGCCTATGGCAAAGCCGATCCCCTCTGTCCTGATCGGCCAGATCTCGTGAGTTCAAGTCACCGATTCCAGAGAGTGCTTGCCGCTCTCACGGATCGTGCAAGACCCAGTGATCCTCTCAAAGAGATTTTTTGGCAGAGGGCACAAGATCTAGATAAACACAAACAATACTCAGGCATCTGCCTCATCGGCAACAAAGGCGTATTTCTAAACAGTCAAGGCGAATTTTATCCCTGTTGTTGGACAGCTAATCGCTATACACACAACCAACAATGGCACGATCTGGCTCGGACACGATTCAATCTCTGGCATCGCAGTTTTGAACAAATTTTAAAAGACGATTTTTGGTCCACCCAGTTGCTGGAATTTGATAGCCTGGAGTGTAGGACCAAATGCGCTCCTGATCGTCTCAGCGATAGGGAGCATACCACAGAATGGTGATTGATGCACATGACATGGCTGTACGAATCACAAGAGATAACAGAAATACCCGAAGAGTATGCAGGTTTTGTGTATGTGATCACGAATAAATTAACTGGCAGGCGTTACATTGGCAAAAAACTTAGCAAATTTTCAAAGACCACTTACAAGACTGTACGACTCAAAAACGGCAAAAAGAAACGCAAAAAAATCAGAGGCAAGATAGAATCAGATTGGCAGACCTACTACGGTTCCAGCCCAGAACTTAGCAAGGATGTTGAGCAGTTAGGCACAGAAAATTTCACCAGAGAGATACTGTATTACTGCCTGACCAAAGCAGAATGCAGCTACATAGAGGCCAGAGAACAGTTCGCTAGGCGCGTGTTAGAATCAGACGATTGGTACAACGGACACATACAGGTCCGTGTGCATGGATCACACATCAAAGGCAAATTAGGTAACAACGGCTAGCGCAGGCCAACATCGTGCGCCCTAGACCTGGATCACGCATCACAGGGACGGAAGCCTCGCCGCACCAGCGAGCACTCAACCACTACCCGCAAGGATGACGACGGCTCAAGACCTGCCGTTTGGTTGTTGGAAAAAGACAGCAAGGCAAAATGAGGGGATCAAAACCCCACGGCTGTGCGTGCGATAGCGTGTGCGCGCAGACCCGCCGTCGTGATAAGACGGAGCGAGCAGGTACCGGACAACCGCCTGTGTAGACTAGATGTCTGTAGCTCTAACGCTGTGTGACTGCGCCACTCGGATGATGCAGACTATCTTGGCCCGGAATTGGGCTAAGTGTGACCACTTGATCTGGATGATACTGCATACTCGCTTCGCTCGTTTGATCTAAAAAAACATTCATGAGCGCAGCGAAATGAATAGACTTGCGGCAGCCGCAAGTCTCAGAATCTATGTCCTAAGATGCAGGGTGGAAATTTGTTTCTAAGAGAAGGTGTAATTGTGATGTGCAACTTGGAAATTTATCTAGTTGCCAGGTTTTCAAATTTAGCCCATGTTGATAGATCAGGCAGTGTTGTATTATGACTTCCTGTTCAAACGTGAGCTGAGATATGTCATGTTTGTGTCCATGGACAATAGATCTAATTATTTTTGGAAGCTGCCTGGGAAATCGTAGATTATTGTTGTGAATTTGTTGCCATGATCTCATGATTGGTAACCAGCGTTCTACCTTTTCTTCAAGTATATCAAGATCTAACCATGACATGATTTCTCTGATGGTCTGTTCGGTATCAAACCAAAGATCTTGACAATGTACCCAATAATGGTCGTTCACTAACGAGAAATCATCACCCCAATGATCGTCAAAAGGTCGTATATCTAACGCCATGCGCTCGCGAATATCCCAGATTTCAGTCAGTCCTAAATCTGCCCAGATATGTTGAGACTGATCAAAAAATATATCATGGTATTCTTGGATAAGGTGGCTAATCGATTTTGGTTTCTCAGAGGACGTCATCATGCGATCTAGAGACCTGTGTGTCCACTTATAACCTCTCACAGCGGGATCGAACGCCACATAAATCACAGGTATCTGTTGATCGCGTGATATCCATTCTAGCATGTTTGTATAATCTTGTTTTTGATAGTCCCAGATACGCTGCATCGATGTTGTGTTGGCTAGATCAGGAATCTCTAGACCCAGATCTCTGCAGCAATCGTCAAAGTGCAACGGAATAGGATACAATGATATCAGACCATTGGTAGTGTTGTCATAGATGCTCTGTATGACTT